GACACGCCGTCCCACTCAGGCAGCGCCTGGATGTACTCCCGCAGGGGGTTGAAGTGCCGGTCGTCGGCCACTTTGATCAGTGCCGTGACGACGGCCGAGTTGGTGAAGCGGGACTGGTAGACTCTGTTCATGTATGCCAGGAGCTGCGCGTCGTCGGCATCTCTCCAGGTGCCGCCGTCATTTCGCCACGGCAGCGGTCCGGTCTTTTCGATGGCCTGCTTCAGATCGTTGTAGGCGATGTTCTGGAGGCCCTCATCGTGCTGCACGATCAGCACGGCGTTGACGAGAGTCGGGCAGACTTCCATCTTGGCGTTGCGCTCCAGCAGAAGGGCCCAGTCCTCCGGGGCCTCCTCCAGCTGAGCGAACTCTTGGCGAGCGTTCGCTGCTTGCTCGCTCGCGGCTGTTCGTTTGCAGCCCTCGTCATCTCTGGCCACGTCGGCCATGGCCTTGTAGCTCGGGGCGTCCTTGCCGCTCTTGTCCTCGTGACCCTCGTCCAGATGTCCGAACTTGTGGAGGCGGACCAGGTCGAAGGCGTTGCAGAGCTGGCCGCCGGCCGGGTCGGTGCTGTGGTTGGAGTAGGCGAACACGTCGCCGTCATAGACTACCAGGCCGGCAGCAGTTGAGCCGGCTGCGTAGGTGTAGCGGTCCTCTTTGGCCGTCTGGGTGTAGACGTCCGGCAGGAACTTGGCGATGGCCTGGGTGATCGTATAAGTGCGGCAGAAGATACCGACGACGCCCTTCTTGGCCAGCGGATCGCCTTGTTTGTCTGCCTGGCGCTTCCGGATCCCGGCCATGCGCGAGGACTCCGGCCAGTAGCTGGTGTCGGTCCAGTCCGGGTACTCTGCCAGGATGGAGTCAGCCGCCAGGAAGGGGGCGTCGTAGTATTGGAAGAAGGGCTCGACATCCACGCTATGGCTCGGCCAGTACATCAGACGGGTCGGCTGGAAGGTAGAGTCGTCGAAGTAGTCGATGCCGATCTTCTCGGCGATCTTGCGGGCGATGGCCTCGTACTCGTCCGGCGTGACCTCTCTGTCAAGAGGCATGATCAGACGGTAGCGGGGCTTCGCCTTGGTGTGCTTATGCGTGGAGTAGACCGCCAGGGCGTTGTCGATCTCCAGGTTGTCGATGATGTTGTCCCAGAACTCGGCCGGAGGGAAGTCCAGGTCGAGGGTGAGCAGCTGGCGGGCCGTGATGTAGCCGGTCTTGCGGCGGCCATCCCTCAGATGACCGCCGACGAAGCCGCCGATGTCCTTGATCTTGTCCTGCTGCTCCTTGCTCATCTTCATGTACTCGGCGTGGGTCTCTGTGGTCTCCGTGGAGCGGGAGAGCTTATTCAGGAGAGCCGCCCAGCTCATGGTCTTATTCTTCCAGGAGGTCTCGAAGCGGCTGCGTCCGGTCGAGATCAGGAGGTCGCCGTTGTACTTGACCATGAACAGGGGCAGGGTGAGTTTTTCCGCTGTGTTGGTCATGGTCTCAGCACCTCCGCGTTCTGTCTTAATTTTTCAGCCGTGGCCCCAGCGGCCTCGAGCTCGCGCTTTTTCTTCCGGAAGGCTGAGAGGGCTCCGGAGCGCTCGGTGGTCAGCTTCTTCAGCTGTTCCCGTTCCTCGTGCAGCCGTTCAGGGTATCCCAGCTGGCGGGCCCTCTTTGGCTGCTCTTTGATGCAGACCCGGAGGGCGGTGATCCGGCGCTTGGCCGTCTCGATCTGCGGCTCCAGGTCCGCTGCTTTTTGGTGGTGGTTTACTGCCTCGTTGGCGAGGCTCTTGCGGCCGTCCAGGATCTTCTGGGCTCGGCTCTCGCAGGCCCCGGCCAGCTGCATCCGGATGACGTCCTGATGCTCAAAGTCCAGGGCGACCACCCGGAGGAGCTTCCGGATCCTGGCTGTGCTTGTTGGGAAAAAGGCGTCCGGGTTGATGGTCATGTAGCCGGTCTCCCAGCGTATAGTGATAGGCTCCATCGCTGTCCTCCTTGCTTGTAGATGGTTTATGTCGGGGGCACGAGGCCCCCGGGATTTACGATAACTTGATCAGGAAAGCCGGGCGGACGCCGACGGAGTTCGAGGCGCCCCAGTAGTAGGCAAGACCGTAGTCGTCGACATCGCAGAAATGCGTCGCCGACCGGACGTACTTGTTCTGGAGCCATCCCCACTCGTAGCTCTCGCCCTTGCGTTCGGCGACGCGGTTGGCGCGTTCCTTCATCAGAGGCCACTGCTCGCAGTCGTCAGGCTCCACGGCGCCGGAGTTGTACCAGTCATCGTGCCCGAACATCTCGCCGTAGAACGGCAGACGGAGCAGATCGCCGTTGTCGAAGGGCGCCAGCTCCAGACCAGTGAAGTCCTTCAGAATCTTCTCGCTGTTGAGCTCCTCGCGGAGATCGCTCTCCTGGTAGCCGCCCTTGTTGGTGTTCTTCTCGTTCATCTGCATGGCCTTGTCGAGATACTGGTCCAGAAGGAAAAGAGCCAGGCCTTTGCCAGGCAGAGCCTGGCAGGTGGCGGTATAGTGGCCGACCTGGATGCGGTCGCCGATCTGGACCTCGTTGGTTTCGATGGTCATGGTGCGGTTAATTTTCATTTGTGTGTCCTCCTTAGTCTTTCATGTAGAACGGGGTCTCGTAGCCGTCACCCCGTAGTGGTAAACCGGGCGCCCAGGGGATCGCCTCACCCATGCAGGCGTTGATCCGCTCCAGCGCGTCGGTGTCTTCGATTGGCACGTCAACGATCATCTCGTCATGGACGTGCATCACGATGTTATAGCCCAGAGCTGCGACCCTCTGCATGGATATGGCCAGGCAGTCTCTGGCGATGGCTTGGGTGATGTTCTCGACCAGCTTGCCGCCGTAGGTCTCAGTCTCTCCCCATTGCTTGGTTTCCCGATTGACTCCCATGTAGACGATGTGCTCGCGGCCGTCCCTCGGGTCCATCTTCAGGTGGGTGTTCCAGTAGCAGAGCTTCCGGCCGCTGGGCAGCTTGATGAACAGGTTGCCGTTGACGTAGCCGAAGGCGATGCCGTTCTTCAGCCGGACGGTGCGGTGTTCTTCGATGACTGTCCTGGCCGCCATCTCGCAGTTGCGCCAGAGCTTCACCACGCTGGGGTTGGCCCCCCGCCACTGGTCCACGACGCTCTGGAGCTCGTCCTCCGGGATGGTGCCGCCTTTGTCCATGCGCTTCATGGCGCCGACGCCGCCTTGGTAGCCGCAGGCCAGAACTGCGACCTTTCCTTTTTGGCGGAGGTGGCTGTTGGCTCCGTGCTTTTCCACGGGCACGTGGTACATCATGGAGGCGGTCTCGCAATAGATGTCCTTGCCCTGCCGGAAAGCTTCCAGGGTCCATTCCTCGCCGGCGATCCACGCCAGCACGCGGGCCTCGATGGCCGAGAAGTCAGAGACGACGAAGCGGCAGCCCTCTGATGGGATGAAGGCCGTCCGGATCAGCTCAGAGAAGACGAAGGCCGTCTCTCCGAACAGTGTGCCCATGGTCTCGAAGTCTCCCTCGGCTGCCAGCTCGCGGGCCAGGGCCAGATCCGGCAGCGTGTTCTTGGCCAGGTTGTGCGTCTGCACCAGACGGCCGGCCCAGCGTCCGGAGCGGTTGGCGCCGTAGAACTGAAGGATGCCTCGCAGCCGGTGATCCTGGCAGTGCGCCACCAGCATCGTGCTGTACTTGGCCACGCTGGTCTTGCCCAGGGCGGTGCGGATCTCCAGCACTCTCCGGACGATGTCCGGGAGATCCGGATCTCGCAGCGCTTCGGTGATGGTGTCCTTGGTGACGCTGGTCATCTCCACGCCCTGCTCTGCGAGCCAGCGCTTCAGCTGGGCCAGGCTGTTTGGGTTTTTCAGTCCGGTGAGCTCCTGGGCTTCTTCCTGGAGCTCCTGCCGGCGCCGGGTGTCATATTCGACGATCTTCTCGACCATGGGGATGTCGAGCGCCACGCCGTTGTCGTTCATGTGTTGGTCCAGAGCCCAGAGCTCCTGCTCTGACTCCGGTGTCTTGTAGATGGATAGCTTCCGTAGGATCTCCTGCTCGGTCACAACGTCCTGCCGGTTGTAGCTCTTGTAGAGTTGCCACTTGGCCGGGTCATGCTGTGGGAGGTTGCGCGTCCTCTGGCCGTTGGTCCGGGTCGGCTTGCACGGCTTCGAGAAGAACTGGATCAGAGCTTTGCCCTGGGGGTCCTTCAGCTTCTCAGGAGGAAGGCCCAGCACCTCGCCGGCGCCTGCCAGATTGCCCGGCAGGCCCAGCGTCAGCGCCTTGACCATCGTGCAGCGCCACTCCTCCGGCGGCATGGGCTTCTGGAGCCACTTGGCCAGACAGGTGCGCTCGAAGTTCGCGTTGAAGGCGGTCTTGACGATCTGGGGATCGAGGAGGGCCTCGCAGAACTCGGCCATCATGTCAGGATCAGCATCGAAGCAGTCGATGGTCTTGACGTTGTCCTCGCCCCAGTCGTCGAAGATGTACGAGATGAGCAGGATGTCGAAGTCGGGTGCCTCCACGTAGGCGTAGACGCCCGCCTCGGCCAGGTCCACGGAGCTATAGGTTTCTATATCCACGCCCATAACTCGGTGCATCTGTATGTCCTCCTTAGAAGTCCTCGTCGTCCTCGAAGTCGTCGCCGCCGAAGTCGGACTCGGCAGAAGCACGGGCAGCGCCCAGGCGGTCGTCGTCCTTCAGCTTCTGGATGTTATTCAGGCCGACGCCGACGCCCTTGTTGCCGTTGGTGTTGAAGGGGAAGAAGTTGATGGAGGCGCGGCCCCAGCAGCCGGAGTAGACCTCGTCGGGGTCCAGGATCTCGTTCAGATCCTTGTCCACGATGCCAGGCTTCTGGGTGCTGTTGCAGTTGAGGAAGTACATACCCTCGTACTCAGGAGCCTCATCGGCACGCTCGGCGTCGCCGTCGCGCAGAGGCTGCTTCAGGTTAGCGGGCTTCTTGCCGCCCCACTTGGAGCTGATGCCGTCCTGGACAGCTGCGTCGATGGCTGCCTTGATCTTCTTGATGGTGGCCTTGTCCTCTTTAGGGATCAGCAGGCACACGCTGTACTTGGCATCCTGGCCAGCCTGGAAGGCGCGGCTCTTGAAGATGTTCACATAGCTGAAACGAACTTTTCCGGTGATAACTTTGGTAGTAGACATTTTATAATCCTCCTTAATTAGAACGGCGCGACTTCGTCGTCGCCGGTGGTGAAGTCGGCCTGGGCCGCTTCGGTTGTGTTGATAGCTTCGCGTTTATCAGACTCCGGCACGAGGACCGGCTTGCCTGCGGGTTTGATCAGCAGGTCGCCCAGAGTGGCGGCCAGCTTCTTCTTGCCGACGAGCTTCTCCATCTCGGTGATGCCGTAGAGCTTGCGCTGGTAGAGCATTGCCTCGTCGAAGCCGGCAGCCTTCAGCTTGTCGGCCACCTGGATCTCGTCTGCGTACTTGCGATTGCTGCGGCCTTCGACCAGCTTCCAGCCATCGTAGTGCTCACCGGCCAGGGCCTGCTCCAGAGCGTAGGCGCTGACCTCCTCGGCCCACTTCTTCAGGTGCTCGGCCTTGGCCAGCACTTCGCCGATCTCCTCGCTGGAGAGCAGCGGGGGCTTCTGGAACTCCATCCGGGCCAGATCCAGGTTGAACTCGGCACGCTTGCGGCAGCGAGCCTTCGCCGGGCAGAAGCGGCACCAGTCGCCGGCCACAAAGTAGTCGGAGCCCTCCATGGCCATGATGGCGCGGGGCGCGACTTCCTCCTCGCCCCAGAGCAACAGCTCCTTCAGGATGACGACCTCGCTGTCAACGTGATCGAGGCGGGGCTGGACGACGGTGGTCTTCACGGTGTCGAAGTCGTAGAGATCGCCGAACAGAGAGACGGCGCCCAGGCCGTAGAGGCGGAACTGGGGGTTGTTCTTGGCCTCGACCTTGATACCTTTGCCGTACTTCAGGTCGATGACCTGGATCATGCTGCCGCCGATGATCACGGCGTCGGAAGTGCCAAAGCCTTCCGGGATCCATTGGGAAAGATCGAGGCGCTGCTCGATCATCAGCTCGGCGCCTTCGCCGGCTGCGGCGAACTCCTCCAGGACGGTCTCGACATAGAAGTCGGTGGCCTCATCCATCTCGCCGTTGTAGTAGTCGTCCTGCTGGATCTTGGCCAGGCGCTTCTTGTACTGGGCGTCGGTGATCTCATGCAGGACGTGGCGGAGCTTCAGCTCGGCCAGGCTGTGGGCGACTGTTCCCTCGTCGGCGTAGCTGCTGGAGCCGGGATCCGGACACTGATCAGACAGGGCGACGGATCCGGGGCAGTTGATCCAGCGGTATGCGGCCGATGCGGAGCAGCGGGCGTGCTTAGTCGGCATTGGTTTCCTCCTTTGCTGCTTCCATGAGCTTCGGCAGGTCAGCGAGTGCGACCTCGGTGAGCTTGCCCTTGCCGGTCTGCTCGTTGATGAGTTCCGCCGCACGGTTGTAGCCGCGCTTCTTATTGAGGGCTGCGAGCTGCTTGCGGACGGTGATGCGGAAGTCCTCGGTCACTTCTGTGGGCGCAGCGGGTGCAGCATCGTCAGCAGACTCAGGAGTGGGCTCAGCTTCCGCAGGGGCGGTCTTTTCGACCTTCTTGGTGTTCTTCTTAGGGGCAGGGTCCTCCGGTGCTTTCTGGGGCTCCTGGACGGCCTCAGCGGGTGCAGGAGCGTCCTCTGTTTCCTTGGACGCCTGGGCGAGCAGGTTCGGGGACTCGACGCCCATGTACTGCTTGAACTCGTTCAGGTTTGCAAATTCGACGGTGATCTTCATGCTTTTATTTCCTCCTTGTTTGTGTTATACTGGGACTGTGTTCTATTGGGCTCCGAGGCATTAGCTCCGGGGCTCAATCTTTTTGTGCAGCCATAGGCACCACCTCCTTCACAGTCTCAGGCTCTTCAGCCTCTGCGGTTTCCACGCTTCTCAGGATCGCCCGGTAGGCCGAGCGGGCCAGCATTGTCAGGTCAATGTCTTCCATGCGCTTGTCCTCCTTAGATGGTTTTGATGGTCTGATGACCTATGCAGCCGGTCCCCCCCGCTCCCACACAAACCAGGAGTAGCTGGTGGCGTCGGTGCCTCGGCCGGTGAAGCTGGGGCGCTTGTGCAGGGTGTAGAGACC